CATTCATATCTTCAATTGTCGCAACCGAAATATATGTCAGCTTCTCTGGTGAAACATCTACACCAATTTTTGCCAAGTAATCTACGTCAATCGCATGTTCTGAGTCCAAATATAAAACATGGTATCCTTCGTCTTGCGCTTGTTTACACAGATTAGCAGAGATGTAGGATTTACCAGATCCAGAAGGTCCGGCAAAAAGAGTAAGCTTCCCAAGTGGAATTCCCCTTTTGTAATCACCGCTGAGCGCGCGGTTGAGGGCATAATTTCCCGTACCTAACCAAGTTTCAGTAGTTTTAATTCCAACTGCCACTGTGTCAAGCTTAGCAATTTCTTTTTTAAACTTGTCCAGAAATTTAAGTGTCATTACATTCTCCTAATATAATTTGCCGATAAAGAACGCGATTGAGCCGCTTAATACACCCAACATGAGATACTGAAACACCATACTTTGTGGAAATGTCTTTATAGGGACCATTTGCAAAATAAACTTGTCTTATAATCTCATCAGAGAATTTTTGATGAGATTTCGATATATTTAAGCGGTGTGTATCAGAAAAATTACGGCCTACAATCTTTTCCCGAACTGAAGTTCGTTGCATTGCTTCTTTAGTACATCGTGAAATCTTCTCGTTACACTCTTTGCTGCCTAAAGATGGACGAATGATTTTCTCTTTCTTCGGTCCCATTCCACAGCTAGTGGCTTCTGAGTGTTTTGCCTTGACGAGAGGATCTTGAAATGCCGCTTTAATTTTCTGTTTGGTGGCTTCAGAAACTCGCAATCCTACAGTCCCATCACCGCCATCTGTCAAATTCCAAAGAGTGCCTATTCCAAGATCTTCTCGACCGTATAAGGCAATTAACTCTATCTCTTTTAGCTTAGCATCATCATCGCTTTGGCACTCAATGATAAGCGGTAATACCCACTCACCAGTTTCAGCATAAATTTTTCTAAGCTTATTAGATATTCGAGTTTTGCGATTTCTACGGTGCGCTTTCCATCTACCATCCACCCCCTTTCCAACGTACCGTGGCACTTCGTTAAAGGAGTAGATGTAGACATAGTGCTTCACTTTTGGTTCACTCGCCTTGTGCTGCTTTTGCGGCTGCTTGACGTGCACGCAATTGCTCAACAACAGATAATTTCTTTTCTGTTGCAGGCGCTGGGGTTGGTGCAGCCTCTTGTACTTCTTCGCTTGGTGCCGACGTCTTAGCTGCGGTTACCTTTGGTGCTAGTTCAAGAGTTTCAGCTGTGTTACCAGAATCACCGTAAGAAGCGCCAGTCTGATCTGCTGCAAGCATCATCTCAATGGTAGCGCGGTCAACCTTCGGAGACCTAAAGTCTGCTAAGTTGTAAAGCTCAAGTTGCTCAATAACATCAGCACCTAGGCTTGTTTGCTTAGGAGCAAAGTTTGATGTCGTGTAAGAATTTTGACCATTGCCTGTAGAAGTCTTACGGAAGCGGAAATTATATCCAGCTTCGAGATCATAAGGAACCTCTTCCATGTCTCCGGACTTAAATGCAGCTTGAATTTGCTTGAATACCTGTGGACCAAACTCAACCAACTTCACCAGTTGCTCATGATCATGTTCGATTGGTGTCTCGATCACAATGCCCTGCCCAATGTAAGACTTCTTACGGTAATACTTCTTACCAAGAGCTTCATTGAAGTTGGGAGATTTTTCATTGTAATAATCGGCTGAAAGGTTGCAAATTGGGCAATCTTCGCCATACATCTTCAGACACGCGACTTTTTCTTTCTTGCCGTTAACAACTAGCTCGTGAACTAGATTTTCGACCAAGAAGCCAAGCGGGTTTTTATCATCAAGATCAGGGAGAAAGCGGAATGTAGATGTGCTATCCACTTCACCTTTCCAGAAGGGGAAGAACTTCTTCCAAGCAGGGTCTCCACCGCCACCTTCAGTTGTTTTGTTATTAAAAGTTGCTGCCAAATCTGCCAAAGATTTTTTCGTCATTTTTAAACTCCATTAAAAGAAAAATATGTTAAACAATAAACTTACCATTTGTATGGTAAAACTATTTATAGCGTTTCAACCATAAGTAAGTTTATTGAATATTGGAATGTTTTTCCAATAATGAAATTGTAACAAGTTATATGCGAATGGCAAAACTTGTAACAGGTTGATTCACATGAGCGGAATCTTAATGCCGTGTATCTTTGAAATAGTCAACAGTGCTTCTGCATTTCCCAATGCATCGTCTAGCGCGTTGTGTGTATGTTTAGTCTTTCTGAATTTTTTCCACTTGCTAGCGGCGTAAAAATCTTTTTCAAGACCGCTGTAAAAATCACCAATGCGCCTAGACGAAAAACCGAAAGGGTTTCTTCCTACATAATAATGGCAATAGTAATTTAGAAATTGCCAATCAAATCCATTATTGTCTGACGCCAGTACTGGCCTTCCAATAGTAGTTGAATCTACCCATTCAACTAAACGCTTAACAACTTCTTCGGGATCATTGTATAAAAGCGTTTTCTCTCTCGTAGTATTAATTGAATTCAATGCATCAACTTTAAAATTATCTGTGATTGGCCTTAATGTATCCCAAAATGTTACATCTAGACTAGGCGTCATTTTCACAAAGCCGACTTCCAGCATACTAAAAAGGCCCGAACATGGGCCATCAGCTTCACAATCAAAAATGTATAAACTCATAATGTTAGATCCTCTTAATTTCTACCATGCACTATTTTCATATTTCCACGCATGGAATTGTGCTATCCACATTTCTTGGCCCAAGCGGGTACACATGATCTTGTCGCCCAAATCTTCAGTGCGGACAAAAAGTACGCATTTCAATACCGCATACTTATCGTCCGCATGAATAACCAGGTAGTCATTCCACCCGCCAACCAAAGATACTTTAGCTTTCTCTTCCAGTTTGATCTTGCACATTATCGATATGTTTTTTGTAAAATCGCTTTTTCTGACTGGATTGTTCGCTGTTCAAGGTAATTCTTTTTCATAGTCTGGAAAGCGGAGCCAGGCTTTGAGTTTTCCCTTGCAGCAACAGCGAGCGCCTTAGACTTTTCAGCTAGCAACGATGCAAAATGTGCTAATGTTTCAGCTTGCTCTGAAACACTCTTAGCATCCCACAAATCCGCGTTAAAGGGAGAAGCTGAAACAAAATCTTTCAACTGGTTTACTTTGTCATACAATGAAAAATATTTTGGCATAATTATTACTCAAAGAGAGGACCAATTAGGATGTTTGAGTGCGCTTCAACACCAACCCACGGTACCTCCATAGACATAACGTGCTCATGCACATACTTTGGTTTAATGTGTTTATCGTTTCTAGAAGATTGCCTCTTGTTTAGAGTTTGTTCTGAGATAAAAAATTCTACAGTTGTCACGTGATACCCCTTTTCAATGAGTTCGCGTGTATAACGAAGTCTGCGCTTTTTTGATCTGTTCGTGTTATCAATAACGATTGGCATTTTGCTCTTAACAATCATGTTAAAACGTGTTTTAACATAAACGTCAAACTCCTTAGAGTTCTTGTCGTTCATGTGAATCTCATACCAATACCTGTCATACCACTCTTGATCCCCCTCATCAGGCTGCTTTGTCATCCCGAGTACCGTTGTCGCAAACTCCAACCTGAGATCATCTTCACTAATAGAAGCAAAATCACCTTGGACATTATTTTTAACCCACGTGCTTTTACCAGCGCCCGATGGCCCCACAAGCACAAGACATTCTGAATTCCCATTTGGTTTATTTAGAATGCTGGGTGCAACAGTACTAAAATCTTCAATCCAGGTTTCGACATTTTTCAACTTTTGTTCGTGGTCATCAGAAATTCTACCCCTTGCATCAGAGCGAAGCATGTCAAAGAACACGTTTTTAGAACAATGGCCAACAACTTCAAGGTGATGAAGAGCAGCAGACAAATCTGCGCGCTTCTTTTCATTCTTCAAACCATAAGGTAGGTGGTGTTCAATCATAAATTTGATAGTACGTGCATCAATCAAATTCAATCCTAGCGACTGGAACGCATCCCAATTTTCGCGTGTGGCAGTCACAAATGAAATGAATTCATTTGCTGATACCTTCTCATGACCTGCATAAGAACGATAAACGCCAGAACCGTCTTTCTTGTCGAGCGTTTCTTCAGCCTCTGGCTTTCCAAAGTCATGAAAAAGCAATGCTACACGGGTAAGCATCTTATCACGTTCACTGCGTTCACACGTAGACAAGATCTTTTCATACTCACCAAGTACCATTTTGGTATGTTCCCATACGTTTGCTTCACGGTGCCATGGAGAATTTTCAACGGTTTCACGCATAACATGCGCGATTTCGGAACGTTCAACAAAACTAAAGAAGTTTTCAAAAGACATATTAATCAATCCTGCTTTCAACTTTGACATCACACTTACCCAAAATACCTGACTCTTGCAAAACTTTTGCAAAAGCCTTAGCACCTTGAATTTTTGCATTCATACTTTGGGTGCTGCTGCCAGAGGGATTATAGACGGTGAGACCACCCGAGAATGTATCTACCCACCCTAATTTATGGTCAACCAAATACTTTACCAGAGGCCCACGTGCGGGCCTGATTTTTACCCATGCAAAACCGCAAGGGAACCAATCATGCGTCTTATCATACTCATCCGTGGCGCGAGCCGCAGCATCAAAAGCAATCGCTAGAGTGCTTTGAATTTGTTGAGCAGAAATTTTAGTGGTTACGTTTGTTTGTGTCATAACTAATTATAACACAAAACAGGTTAGCTTTACATTGTTGATAAAATGTACTCTAAATTTTTCTTACGCATGCACAAAAATTGTCCTTCAAACCAAACCTCTTCTATACCATTTAAAGTCCCAATTTCTGAAACATCTATTAGTCGTGATTTGCCACCTGCCCTGTTTGAAAAAGTATTTTCATACTTAAGAGCTTCCATTAGACCATTATCATCTGCAAACATCTCTATAAAAATAGAGATTTCTTCTGTAGCGCGTTCGTCACCTTTAACCGAATCTAAAAGGCCTTTTAGTTTAGAAATTAAATTTGTGGGATCTATATCTTTCTCTGAAAAACTCACTTGTATCTTTTGCAGATAGTAAATCAGCGCCGAGATTTTTGAGCCTAGATTTTTTACAGTAATTGATTCGAAAATAGTGTCATCATCCAAACGACGATCAATAGCAGAAGGGTTAATCTTTACTCGTAACCCCCATATGTCATTTGTTGGAATTACACCAAGCTTAACACCATTTTTTGGCAAAATACAATAAACATCGCCACTTTTTCTTGATTCAGCCCAACCTTCTGCTGTAGTCCAATCAGGGGTGCAAATGGTGGACTTTGTTCGGCGCGGCCAATTAGCATTTTTTGGGTTAGATTGTAGAAGCTTAGTATAAATTTCCCCACCTGGTAAAGGGGTCCTTTCGCTATTTGTTCTGTCGATAGCAGCAAAAGGGCCATAAGATGTACTCATGCCCCTTAAAAGGTAATCAGCATTTTTCAGACATTTATACGAATCTGAGTATTCGTCACTTCGTAATAACTGAATAAATTGCTCTGTGGTTAATTTCTCAAAGCTTTGCTCTTGCAGTAAAAACTGTTTAAAAGTAAACATAAATAGCCCCGTTATATGGGCTATTTATGTTTTTACGCAGTCATCTTATTGAATACCCACAAAGCCGGTGATGCCACAATACAGGCAACAGCGGCCAGCTGAAGGCATGTTTTCCACAAGCCTGTCACATACAAACTCGACCAAACCAAAATGAAAGCGCAAGCCAAATAAATCATATATGTCATCAGAACTCCTGGTTACGATCAGAAACATGTCCCTTAACGAGTGCCCAGGTGCCGCCCGTCTTAATCCAACAAGCGCTTTGGCCACGACGATAATACTTTGAGCCAGTAGATGTGGTAACTTGGAACTTCTTGGAAACTTTCGTAATTACCCCGTCTGGGTAATAGTCACCATTGAAAGTATAAGAAACCTCATCACCCACTGCAGGTGCTTCTACGATGTCATATCGTGGTGTGATGCCGCGGGTAACTGTCGGGATATAAGTTTTGCCAGTATAGTTAGTCATCCATTCTGCGGCCGCGGCGGCGTTCTTTTCACCAAATCCGTTTGGCATACTAATAGAAGCACGAGAATTTTTCAGACTAAACTCGTCAATAAAAGAAAACTTGTCAATAACGCTGTCATATTCGACTTCATTGCCATTCTTATCAACAATTTTGGCAAAATTGGGGGTGCCAGTAAAGGGGCTTTGGGTTGTAACATGCACGAGGCTGCCATTCTTAAACAGGAGATAGTACATATTGACGTCCTTGTTGATTGATGCGATAGAATTATTATATACTAAAAGATTCAGGTTGTACAAAATCTTTTAGCTAATTTTATGCTTCATCAATTTACCTTGTTCTATCTTCCACTCTCTATCTTTTTCTGCCTGTCTTTTGTCTGCTGCATTCTTGCCTTGTGCCAAAGCAACTTTTACTTTAACTTTTCCATTTACCCATAAAAGGCATACTGGGACTATTGTCATTCTCTTAAGCTGGACTTGTCCATAAAGGCGCATAATTTCCGACTTTTTCATCAATAATTTTCTTGTGCGGTCGGGGACAGCCTGGACATGTGTAGAGGTTGTTTGAAGTGGTGAAATGTTTACACCAACAATAAACATTTCACCATCTTTAACAAAAACATGAGGAGATGCTAGGGTTACTTTCTTTGAAAGGATAGATTTAACTTCCCACCCTTCTAGAACAATCCCAGCAATATGTTCCTCTTTAAAGATGTACTCAAATTTTGCTTTTTTGTTTTCTATGATCATGACAATGTATTAGCAAAAGACGCCACTTAAATTCTGCAGAGTGTAAAATTAAAAACTTCTGCAATCATTGCAACTCCCTAATAGCATCCATGATGTGGTCAGTACACTTAGTTGTTATATCGCCTGTATTAGTTTCACAGTAGGCTAGTGCAATTGAATTCTGCGATATTGCTGACCTAAGATGGGCAATCGCATTCTTACGCTTGGTTTCATAATCAGCAATAAGTGCTGCATTTTTTGCTATTTCAAGTGCTAGTTTTGCGGTTTCGTTCCCACTAGCAGCAAGCGTCTTTAGCGCTGCTTCATAAATCTGCTCTTTGATCATTGTCTCTCCTTAATATCCAAGCTTTGACAAGTCACTAGCTAGGTAACGGCCCATAACGTTTACCGAAGTGCTAAGATAAGGCTTTCCATTTGTGTCAAGCTTAATCTGGGGGTTTGTGTGTACTACCCCACCCTCGATTGCGGAAATAAGACGTTGGACTAGCTTTTTGTTGCTTTTCTTAAGTTGAATGCCAGTAGACAGAAAGCCCTGATGCTCCGCATAAATGATAACACTGTCGCAATGTTGCTTAACTACAGCTTTCATGGTTCATCCTTTGTGTTGTTAGATGTATTATACAACACAACAACATGGATGTAAACTAGTAAGCTTTGGTGTCTGCTATGTCTATCGCTGCACCATCTACTAACTGCCCCGTACGGTTGTTCACATATTTAAAAGGGCTGACCTTAAAATCCCCTTCCCAACCGCTTACTTCTACGCTGTCACAGATAATAACCTCTGCATCTGGGTTGTATTGCTGAAGAAGAGAAATAAGTGCTGAAATCTTCATTAGTTGTAACCCAAAATGATGTTATCTGGAATTTCTAAGTTGTCTAGGCCGGCAAATGCAGCACCGTGCTTCCTGATATATTCATTTTCAAGATGCTTTGCATATGTGTAAAATGTTACTTTTGTAGACACCAATTCATCAAGCGGGTAATATTTACCATCAAGTGAAATAAAACCTACTGTGATGCTTCTAGGAGGCGTTTGGCGGTTTTGCGATTGAACATTTTTTGCCAAAAAAGTTTTGCCATCCTTATCGGTGACAAACATATATTGTTCCAACGGTTAATTTTTCCATATTACTTACTTACAAAGTTTTGTCCACGGTGCTTTTTAGACCACTCATAGTTATGTCCATCTGGGGTCTTACCATTTTCAACAGAAGAAACACCAGGTTTGCCAATATTTCCAGCGAGTTGCGTGCTCATGCACACATGTTCATAACCCATTTTTCGTTTTTCTTCTACAACCTTCAAAGCTTTTACAAAATCAGCATCAGCAAAATACTGATGTTGGGCCTCCATCACTTCATCGATCCAAAAAACTGCAATACTCATATCATCTCCTAACGGTTACCTTTAGGTAACAAAAAACGGCATGTGTTAATTATAACACATGCCGTTAACAGGTGTAAACTTTATCAGTTCAGCGCTGCAATAATGAATGCAAACAATTCATCGTATCTTACACCTAACTGTGTGTGAGATACACCGTCTTCATCTACCCATGTATCAGAACAGAATACACCGTACATTTCCGGGTTCAGGTTTTGTGCTAAGAACGCATCACGAACATCTTGCGCAATAACACCAACGTGGATACGTGCATCATTTCCCTTGAGAGCCACAGCGTCCTTGAACCTGAACTTACGGATCAAGGTTTTTAATGTTTGCGCTACAGCAAGCTCAGCTGCTGACAACACGCTGATATCTTGCTTCAAGTTAGCATCAGATGTGTTAATCGTTCCAGTAGCGGCAAAAACTGTCGCCCAGCGGAATGACGCGCTTCCTAAGTTTAAAGTTCCATTTGTTGTTGGCAACAGAGATACTGATACTCCGGTGGAGACATTAAGCGTTGCAATAGTTGCTGTTCCAGTTGATGACAGGTTTGTAGCACTTAATGTGTTTGTGCCGTTGTTCCAAGTAAAGTTGGCAGACGCACCTGGTAAGCCGGATGCGTTAAACTGCACTTGAGTGTTTGCACCGGCAACAGGCGAAGACCATGTAGGGACAGCATTGTTACCTGCAGAAGTCAAAACTTGGCCAGTAGTACCGAAGTTTGCGCCTCCGAAACCAATTGCTCCAGAACCCGCAATTCTAACACGCTCTCCAAATGTTCCGTTAACACCTGTTGTAAATGTAATTATACCATCTGCCGTGGTGGTTGCTGAACCTGCAGAAATTCTAACAGATCCAGAGTTAGCAACGTTTTTTAAACCATTACCGGCCGTTAAGTTAAGGTCAGGGTTGCCTGCAGCTGGTGCACCAGTTGTTGCGGTTCTTGCACGCACTGTAACGGGTCTTGATCCATCTCTACCCAACTGTAATGTGTTAGAAGCGGTAGTAAAGATAAAGTTGTCCGAGCTAGTTAAAACACCTGATGTGTTTCCATAACCAACTTGTGTATTAGCTAAGTTTACAGTAGATGCAGAAGCGGGCGCCCACGTTCCATCACCACGTAAGAAAGTGGTGTTATTGGCTGTGCCGGATCCCAGTCTAGCGGTGTTGACCGTCCCTAAAGTAATGTTAGACGTATTTAACGCAGTTAGGGCAGATCCTGTACCAGAAAAAGATGTTGCAGAAACTGCGCCTGTGAGTTTGTTGAATGTAAAGGCAGCATTTCCTGCGAACACACCAGAGTCATTAAACTGGACCTGTGTGTCTGCACCGCCTGGCGTAGCTGATCCGCCACCCCCAGATCCGACAGGTGACCATTCAGTACCACTATAAACGTGCAAACCAACATTATCTAAAAAGAATAGTTCGCCTTTGTTATTCCCTGTTGTAGGAAGAGTTGCACCACTTTCAATAATGAAATTGGAGGCAATTGACTCATCGAGAAACTTAATACCATCAGTAAGCATTTTTTACACCCTATTGTGAAACACTAATTATTTATGATTTTGTGCTTAAACTATGGCAAAAGGAATAGGCATGGAATCTGACTCTTCAACCTGTTCGTTAGGGTTTACGTACTCATTTACTTTTTGAAAGGCATTTTCATCATATTCTGAAAGCCTTTTAAGCAATCTCATTACTATGATCGTTGACATAACTATGTCATCAGTGGCGCCACTTTTAGCTTCATAAGTACCGCCTTTTGCAACAAAGTCTTTTAATTCTGCTATAAGATTTTTAGATTTTATGTTTAGTCCACCTTTTGTTTTCTCTACAAATGTCTTTAATTGCAAACAGGATAAGATTTTAGTTCTTCCAGATGTAAAAACACCGTATTTGTCATTTGCGTCATTATATAGCTCTGCAAATTCTGGTTGACTTTCATCATTTTGATACAACGCAGAAATAGCCTCACCTATGCCATTACGCTCAAATGCCCAAAGAACTTCCGACCTGCCTCTGCCTGGGTGATTTGTGGAAAGAAAGTTAAGAATCCATTTTATTTTTGCATAAAAAAGTGGTATGTTGATTTCATTAGATCTCCATTCTGCAACTTGATCTAAAGACGGAAATTCGAAAACGTTTATAACGGAAAAATCTTTCCCTGAGCCTGTAGCAGGGTCTATACCCACTAGGTAAGTCTTATTTGCCCCGCCTAAGTCTTCAACGGGTTTCCAAAATTTAAAGCCCATATCCTCAAAAACTGGTTCTTCATGCCGCATTTGAATTAATTTCATTGAGCTTATTAAAAGAGCATCTGAAGATAAGAATTCACAATCAAGCTCCTGGCGACAAGCCAGTTCACCTAGTTTTCCTAGCATGTCCTTATAATATTCTTCTCCTCTGTCTGGGTGTTCATACCACATGGCTTTTAGTGGGAAAAACGGGTTTTGCCCATTATTTGCGCCTCTCCAAAGGTTCGCAAATAAGTCACCATCGCCATTAGGTGTTGATGTTAAGATAAATTTACCACCTGTTGATAATGATGGGGCAATAGATGCCCACATTTTTTCCTGAACGTTCCTGCTAATAAACGCAATTTCGTCAATAAACAAGATTGAAGGAGATTCACCACGCCCAGTTTTTTCAGATGTGGCCTCACATTGGATTTTTGATTTGTTTTCAAATTCTATGGATGTTCTGTTGTAGAACTTTACGCCGGCCTTTATCCAAGAAGGCAATTCTTCATAAGCCTCTTTGATTCTTGACATAATTTCTGTAGCATGGTTCATAGCCTTGGATGCGATAATGCATTTTTTCTTTTTATTAAACAAAGCAAACCATAACATATACATCGCAACTACTGTTGTTTTTCCCAACTGGCGACTTGCAAGTATAATGGTATCTTTGTTTTCATGTATTGCTAGAACCATCTTGACTTGGTAATCATACAACTTAAAAGGCATTGAGCCCTTAACTGGGTGTCTTACCTTCAAATAGTTTTGCATAAAATAGATAGGGTCACGAGAGCATTTTAACAGTTCTTGAATTTGCTCTGGTGTATACGTGTCTTGCGCATATGGAGATTTAAGCTGCGGGTTTTTCATATCTCTTTTTAAATGTTTTAGATATTTACAGGTCAATCGTCATAATTTCAGCTGTATAATGGGAGTATAAATATGGAATAACAAAGTGGATTGTGTATGCAAGACTTTAAAAAATACGCCGAGGACAACTTCTATAAAGATGGCAAATACAAAAGAAATGTTATTTCTTCGCCTAAACACGCAATATACTTTGAAGAACTAAAGCGACATTTAGGGCTCAAAGAAATATCTAATGCGGAAACTCTTTATAGGTTGATGAACCCGGAATCCACGAACGAATGTAAGGAATGCAAATCAAAAACCGTTTTTGTGAATATTTTTGATGGGTTTAGGGATTTCTGTTCTAATTCATGTAGGGCGAAAAATGCCGAATTAAACGCTACACGCGCTAAAAACACCCAAACCACTTTAATGAAAAGGTATGGCGCTGATAATACTATGCGCATATCAAAGTTTAAAAATAAGGCGCAGCAAACCAATCTTAAAAAATACGGCGCAACAAACTTTGTTCAGTCTGAAGTTTTTAAAGAAATGTCAAAGCGCACAAGTATGGCGCGCTACGGAGTAGAATATCCAGCTCAATCAAATGAAATTCAGCAAAAGATATTTGCAACAATAAAAAACAAATACGGGCGCAGTTGTGTCAGAGATTATACCGATGAGCGTCATTTTAGGATAGAAGTTTTTAAAGAATGTTTACAAGATCGCCAGATTACAACTTCGGACCCATTGGAAAACCTTATTGAGATTCCATTAAGTGATGTTGCACTAAATCTCCAGCACAGTTGTGGTGTAGAGTGGTTACATAA